CCCCATTGAAAATGTAATAAATAACGTGGTTCATCATAGATTTCCATTCTTGAAATATCAAAATCATCTAAAACACCAGCAAAACTTTCGTTAGGTTTATTATCATTCCATCCCATTATTGAATTGATCCCGATCCATTAGAATTTTCAGGATCATATGGGCCTTTAGCGACTGAGATTGTACTTAATAAATGTTTTAATTCTTCACGAAGTTCTGAATCTGTTTTTCTACCTGTTACATCTTCTATTTTAGTAATAGTTTGATAACCCGATCTATCTAACAAACTATTAACTGCACCAAGCTGGACAGAAGGTGATATTTTAGGATTTGCAATTAAATCTTTTAATTTCTCTACAGCCAAAGGTACGTGACTACTCATTAATTTTTTAGTAGCTTCATCTATTTCGTGGCTTAATTGTTTTTTAAGATTATGACCTTGTTGTTCTGCTGTTGCTTCTGAATAACCTGCCTTGATTGCAGATTGTTTTGCATTTCCTGTTTGTGAAAAATTTTCAATAAATGCTTCTTGCATTTCTGTTAATGATTTAGTCATTATACTAATCCTTGTTGTTCGGCTTGTGCTACTGCTTCTTCCATACCTTCTTTAGTTTCTGGTTTAGACATTTCTGTCATAGCTTTACCTTGTGATAATGCAGTATCAGCTTGTTGCTGTGCCATTGCTTGTTCTTGTGCTTGTTGTTGTGCTGCTGCTCTTTGTTCTCTTATTTCTGTTACCTCATCCTCACTACGTAAAACTGTTTTAGGAACTCCAAGCAATGTTGCTCTCATTCTAATAGCTTGTTCGTGATTGATAACATCCATAACAGTAGGATCAACCTGTACAACTTGTAATGCTAATTGATATAATCTTTCAACTGCGATTGCTTCTTCCATTCTTTGAGAACGTGCTAACGGCCCAACATATTCTATATCCATACTTGCACCTTCAATTTCAGATGGTCTAGGTGTTAAAGCACCTGCTCTCATCATAATTGCAAATACTCTTTCGATTAATGGATTTAAAAATTCAGTTTGGAATCTTCCTAATGTTGGCCCTAACAATCTTTGCATCAATTCATATCTAACTTGAACTTCCGTTGCCGTCATTTGTGGGCCTTCTTGTAACTGTAATTGATCTGAATAAAATGCTTGTCTAATTGCTGTTCTTAATTGATTTTCTTTTAAATCTGTTATCTGCCAGTTTGATCCAATTTGTAATGGCTTGATTGCTGTATCACTTCTAACTACTGTAACTCCACCAGGTGTCATTCTAACTCGACCTATTACTCCATCATCAGTAACTAACAATGGCGGATCAATAGCTTTTGCCCATGCTTTTAATCCTATTTCAACTGCTTTATTTAAAGTTTTAATATCTGGTAATGCGTTATAGGCAGGTGATCTTCCAAAAATTTCACCCGTTGCTTTTGCCCATCGTGGTACAAGATATGGAAATTCATTATAACCCCCAAGTCTAACAACCATTTTATCTTCAAAACAAACATGGCAAGAAGAAACTGGTAATTTAGTTTTTGTTTCACCTGTTGCTCTTTCATAATCTTCCGTTGGTTCTACAGCATGAATAAAATTGAATTGAGTATCGGGTTTATCTTTAACTGCTTCTTTAACTTTTGTTCCTAAATTATCCTCACCAAATTCTTGCACAGCTTGTCGTGCAGTCATTTTGTATTTTCTATAAAGAGTATCTACTGTTCCTTTTGTATTTTCTTGAATAAAATACTCCGCAATATGCAAAGTATTAAAATGCAAACCGCCTTTTGCAAATCCTTCATTAGCTTCTTCTATAAAAATTGCAGATGTACCAACCGAACATAAATCTAAATACATTTCATGAACTTCTGTATTAAAATTAGATTCATTGAATACAGCATACATTCTACGTGCCGTATCCTCTAACCAGATTTGAACATCCCTAATTTTATTTGTATCATCATCTCTTAATTTTAATGAGAACCAAGGAAGCGAAGGTGATGTTAGTGTTCCTTGTAAACTTGCCGCTAAAAGATTATTAGCGGTAATTGCTGTTGAATCAAATAAAACTTCTGTTCTTTTTTCTCCACGTGAACGCAAAAAAGTAATTTCTGCCTTACGTGGCATTACATAATCTAAAATTTCCTGCCAATGGGATTCCCATGTACCCCGATCAGCTTCTAATTTATCTAATCGTTTTCTTATATAATCAAAAGTTGCCATTAATAACTTTGTAATATAGATTTACCAGTTTGTGCTTCTTCTGTAACACCTTCTCCACCTGTTAAAATTGTACCACCTCTACCTTTCATTCTAGCACTAATAGCTTTCTTTTTTTCTGCTTCTAGTTTAGCTTTTGATTCTGCTTCTTTGGCTGCCACTTCTGGATCAACTGCTGGTGGCGGTGGCATTTCGTACATCATTGGTTGCTTTAAACCCATCTACATTCCTCCTTTAACATTCCGTATAATGCTCCATCTATAAATTTTCCATTAACTTTCATGACTTTTCTTATTCTACCTTCTTTAACAAATCCTGTACCCTTTAACAATCTTTCATTCCTTTTATAACCATTAATGCACATTGCTGTTATTCTACCACATTTTAATTGAATAAAGCAGTACGTAAATAACATTTTGATAAAACGTCTTTGACATACCCTCGGTGATTCTAAAGCTAGATGTACCCAAATATTATGTTTATCATAATCAGAAAAAAGTAATCCTCCTAAAACTTTTTCATCTTCTACAAAACCTATAAATGAATAATGATCTTCTAAATCTCGTTGAATATGAGCTTTTGATTTAACATAATCGCCAACAGCTTTTTTCCATTTCTCATCTGTAACTGCGATTATCACTTACACTTTATATTTTTTCTTTTTAGTTGTTGTTCCACCTAGTGCAGTTTTAGAAACATTAGCTTCTTCTTCAAGACCTGTAGCATCCGTCATAATTGTACCTGTAACACCAGAACCTTGTCCTGGTCGCCTATCTACTTTAGTAACTTTAGATAGTGTACCTGCCGACATTACTTGTGGTGGTGGTGTCTGTGCTGGTGGTGAAAATACTGACCTAAATACCCTTCTTATTGCTCCTCCCATATCATCCTCTCATTATTATTTATCTAGCAAAAACATTAAATTCAGAATCAGTAAATTGCTGTATTGGTTCATAAATTTTCAATCTTGCTTTACGCAAAGACATTATACAATATCTTAACGCAGAAATTAAGTCATCATTCATAGGCACGATCTTTCCATCTTTCCTATGGTGCATCCTTAACTCCTCCAACAGTTTACCTTGATTTTTAAAGATTTTCAATCGTTTCGTCTGCATCCTTACCAACATTTCCATTATTCCAGCTTCAACTGAATTACCACCCGTACCTTCCCTTAAACCTTTTTGTGGTGGATTAGTAAACCACGTAGCACACATATTAACGCCTTCCTTTTTATACTGCTCGGTTAAATTCTTACCCGAACCTTTATCGGCCTGTCTGCCATCTTGCGGCCAAATAACTGTAATCCATTTGCCCCTAGCTTTAATTGCCGATGAATGTACGGGTACTGTTTCTTGACGAATAGAATAACTATCATAAACATAAACTGTATCTACATCCCTATCCCAAGCAATCCATACACAAGCCGTAGGGTGATCCCAACCAAAATCTATTCCACATAATCTAGGCCAATGGCTTGGTATATCTATGGGATCAACTAATATTTCTTCTTCAACAATCGGAAATACCAATCCAGAACCTAACTGGGGTATTCCCTTTTCTCTCATCTTTCTTTCGTGTGGTGGCAATGCCTGTAAGACTTGTTCCCGAATTTCTTTTGTCATATGCGGTGCATCATCCCATGTAGCTTTAAGCAACGCCTGTCCTTTTTTTAAATCATTTATGAATTGTGCTACAGTCTGTGTCATTCCTTGTTCGGGTGTAAACGTCATATATACGATACCCCCTTTATCTGCTGTACGAGTTAGTGCCTGGGTATAAATTCCTACAGGTGGTTCTTCATCCAACCAAATAACATCCACCGATTCTCCCATCCATTTCTCTTTACCCATTTCATACGCTTTAAATCCTACTCTTGAATAGCCACCTGTGGTATGCTTAATCACTAATGAGTTAATTGCATTTGGCACACCCGCCTTCCTTACAGTTTCTCCAATATATTTTAAAGGTATCGTTCCCGTACCTTTAGCCGTTGGATCATCTGGTTGGCCGACAAGTTCTTTTTGGCAAACATCCCTAGTAGTTTCGTTAGAAACACCCCCTGCCCAAGCTCTCACAGGCTTGTCAAAGCGTTTACCAGCCCACCATGTTGGGTATTTTCCCGTCACATGGTATGCCATTTCCATAGCCCCACAAAAGGACTTGCCGACACGATTACCAGCCATCAACAATCTTTGTGCTGCTAATGTATTATGAAACTTCTTTTGATAGTCATATGGCTTATAGCCATCCATGACATTCGTAACTTTGCGTCTTTCCAATTCCTTTGCGATCTTAACCGCTTTTACTAATTCATCCATCTCATTTTTTTACTAAACCTGTTTTTTTATCAATAGTATAATACTTGCCTGTCTTGGCACTTATATAACGGGATTTATTTTTATCGCCCCATCGTTTATTCCAAGCCCAACAGCTTATCTTGCCGCCGTACTTTTCTAGTAAACTATATATGTAATCCTTCATTGTAACCAATTATATACTGCCCTTAATGCCAATACAAAATACATCAACTCCATAAGAGTTCGGGGAATATCCTTATCCTTCATTCCTATATATACCCAAAACCCGCAAGAGATACTAGCTAAAGACCATCCCATCATCTGTGCTACGCTATTATAGAACCACCTAGCATCTGACAGGATAAAGATACTTGCCATAGCAATAGCAAAACCCCACCAGCGATTCTTACCGACACGATAGTATCTGATTTTCATTACCCCATTATACCAAAATAGACAGGTGTTGAACCCATTAACATAAGTTAACATTAACAATTTCCCACCACTGTGTGGAATGAAGCATTATAATAGTTGGTGGAAATCTTTTTGGGTGTACCCCCCTTC